AGACCAGCACAACAGGCGGAGGAGCGACAATAAATTCTCAGTTAGTGCCGCATTTAATATCACACATATTATAGCTACTATAGGTCTGATAGTTTCTATGTTCAGTTGGGCAACAGAAGTTAAAACCATTATCGCCACCAACACCGCCGAGATTGCCAACTTGAAAGCTGAACGAGTGCGCGAAACCGCCGAGTTAAGAACAACCGTTCGTGAGATTGATGCGAAGGTGACGCGGCTCCTCGAGCGTGGGAATGGTGACAGGCAATGATTAACAGTAGACAGATCGCTGACCTTCACCCCAAGGTGCAGGAGTTGTGTAAGAAATTCATTGCTGAGTGCATGGTCGACGGTATTGATGTCATCATCACTTCCACCTACCGCGACAAGGAATCGCAAGACGCGCTGTACGCACAGGGCAGGGCAACCGCTGGTGCTATTGTAACAAACGCTCATGGCGGATGGTCATACCATAACTACCGTTTGGCTTTCGACTTCGCGCCTATCCAGAACGGAAAGATCGACTGGAACAATACCGCCTTGTGGAAGAAGTGCGGGCAGATTGCTGAGGACGTTGGATTGGAGTGGGCGGGACGATGGGAGCATAATCGCGAAATGGCACACTGCCAATTTACTGATGGGCTGAAGATCGCGCAACTTTTTAATGGAGAAATGATCGCGTGAATAATTTTATAGAACGTGTTAAAGGCTGGCTCATTGCACTCAAAGTTTGGTTTCGCACTTTTCCGAAAGAGAAATAAAATGAAAGCTATTAAACGTCGGTGGTTGATGTTGATTAGATCAAAGACAAATCTGTTTGCCACTTTAATCGCTGGTTTAAGCGCGGCGCAGCTTGCCATTCCAGCGTTCATCCATAAAATGACACCGGAGATGTTCGCTGGAATAGGTATCATAATTGCAATGTTGATAGCCTACTTTAGAAGCAAGACTACTGAATCAATACATGATAAGGTAAATCAAGAATGAATCCCTACGTGCTGCTTGCAGTGGTACTCTTCCTTGTCGGCTCGCATACCACTGCTTACTTTCAAGGTCGTGGAGCGCGTGACGATGAGGTGAAAGTAGAGAATGCTAAAGTAGCAGCTAAAGCCGCTGAGGAGTATAAAGTAGCAGTTGAATACGGCAACAAGAAAGCTGCCGAGGTGCAAGAACTAGAGCGCTCATCTGCTGAGGCATTAACGGAGGTACTAATCAATGTTTCCAAAATCACTACCAATAAGCCTTGCCTGTCTGCTGATGCTGTCAGGCTGCTCAACAAACCCACTAAGGTCTTTGGTTTGTCCCCACGTCCCCGCGACCCTACTGAAGAAAGTACCGGCGGAGTTGCCTCCGATACCGACATCGTTAACTGGATTGCCAGAGCCCAAGATCAGTATAAAAAATGTGCTGCCAATAACAACGGAATAGTCAGCATACTCAAACCAGAGAAATAACTATGCTAAATAAATGTATTGAGGGGATTATATGGTAGCAGCGGCAGTAATGACGTATGACAGTTTGGTGAGTGACGTCACCCTGTATTTAGAGAGGTCTGACGCTGATACTATAAATCAGATACCACGGTTGATTATGTTGGCAGAGCAGGTTATAGCCACTAACATAAAATTTCTTGGCAGCTTGGTTGTCGCTACTGGCAATTTCACTACCTCTGATCCTGTTCTAGTAAAACCTTCAAGATGGAAAAAAACTGTATCCATGAGTTGCACGGACTCGACAGGAAAGATCAATCCTGTTCTATTGCGTAAATATGAAGTCCTCCGCGCATACGCACCCGATCCAGCAGTAACAGGAACTCCAAAATACTATAGCGATTATAATTTCTACCGTTGGCTAGTCGCCCCAACTCCTGCTTCCGATTTGGAGTTTGAAGTAACTTATTATGAAAGGGTGGAGCCATTATCATCAGATGCACAGGCCAATTGGTTTACGATCAACGCACCACAAGCATTGCTTTATGGAACGCTACTTCAAGCCATCCCGTTTCTGAAGAATGATGACCGTATTCCAGTATGGCAAAGCATGTATAACGAGGTAATCGAAAGCCTGAAAACAGAAGATGTCCAGCGCATACTGGATCGACAAGCATTCGTGAAAGGTACATAAAATGACAAGTTACTCAAGCCCGTTTAGTGGCGATTCGATACTCCCGGCAGATGTGTCGTTGGTGGAGTTGACAATAGCTGTCAGCACGCAGTTACAGTGGCCTATCAACGGTGATCCAGATTTAACAGCGGTTGGCAGGATAACAGAAGTCACCGCCTCGGCTGGCAGCTTGTCTGTGTACCTGCCTCCCGCTAATCAAGCCTCAAAGGGGCAGGATATATTATTTAGGAACGTGGGGGCTAATACTTTCACGGTCAAAGATTATGCGGGTACGAATACAGTCATATCGATAGCGGCTGGCGAGTCTAAATATGTGTACATCAAGACTAATGCCACTGAACAAGGCACATGGTCGAATGTTGCCTTTGGCACTGGAACATCAAGTGCCGATGCAGCTACTCTTGAGGGATATGGGCTTGAGGCCATCACGACAACATTAAACCTAACAACATTAGTTACAACATTCTCCGGGACATATACGGCTGGTGCTGCTGATAGAACAAAGCTCTTTGTTTGGACTGGCGGTGCTGGAACGCTGAACTTAACGGCGGCGGCTACGCTTGGTGATGGGTGGTTCATCAAAGTAAGAAATGAGGGAACTGGTCTTTTGACGATTGACTGTGCTGGTGCTGATACATTAAATGGGTCGGCAACGGTTGGGCTTCAAACAGGAGATTCATTGCACCTACATTGCTCTGGCACAACATTCTATTCTGTTGGTCTTGGAAGAAATACACAGTTCAATTTTTCTCAATTGGTGAAGCAAGTCTCGACTGGTACATATACCCTCACAGACTCTGAAGCATCAAACACATTATTAAAATTCACTAGTTCTGGCGACCTTGTGGGGAATGTGACGATTATAGTTCCACCAACGATTCAAGTGATGTATGTGAATAACGCAACAACAAGTCCTGCTGCGTATACGGTTACGATTTCAGTAGGCACTGGTGGAACGACAGTGGCGTTGATACCAGCACAGCAAGCTATTTTGGTAAATGATTCCTATAACATTGTTAATGCCGCACCATAAAAATGACTAAAAAGGTTTTTGCATTAGACACCAAGGCCGGGATTCAGCGCGATGGCACTGTCTTGGATAGGCAATATTACACTGATGGCGAATGGGTGAGGTTTCAACGTGGACGGCCTCGTAAGATCGGTGGCTATAGGCAGATCGATGATAATTTGCACGGCATATCGAGGGGAATTTATGCCGACTCACTGGATGGCGAAAACAGGATATTCAACGGCTATCAATCAGGGCTAGAGCGTGTTTCATGTGATAGCAGCGGGGTAGGGTCGGGGACTGTTATTTACGCGGTAGAGAGTGGGCCGATACTCACTATATCAATATTTGCAGCGGGTACTTTATACACAAACGGGGTCTATCCCGGTGTAACCATGACAGGCAACAGCGGCCAATCGGCTACGTTTTCAGTCACAGTTGCAGGTGGTGTTGTTACAGTAGTTACACTTACAACAGCGGGTAACGGGTATCAAGTAAGCACGACAAACATGACTTTTGATGGGCTTCTGCAAGCGGCAGCGGCGGATATTGGTGGAACTGGGTCGGGAATGTATGTATCGATTGATACCATACAGGATGTATTTGTTGATTCAGAAAAGAATCTTTGGCAGTTCGATGGGTTTTATGATTCAACAGGGAATGGTGATAATTTGCTGCTGTCCCATGCAGGACAGAATTTATTGTCGATCGACAATACCACTACATCGAATGTAATGGCGTGCGACCCCGGAGGCGTTTCAAATGGTCCTTATGTGTTCCCCCCTCTCTACCCGCTCAAAGACACATCAGGCTCTGCGCCGACAGGTGCTCTGATTGCAGTTTCAGGCGGGGTTGTGTGCCTTCATCCATATGTATTCGTATATGGAGACAACGGGTTAATTAAGAACTGTTCTGCTGGCAATGCTTTCGATTGGAATTCCCCAGACTCTAACGAGGCGAATTTATCTGCACAGAAGATAGTTAAAGGAATAGCTATCAGGGGCGGGTCTAATTCACCTAGCGGATTGTTCTGGGCTTTGGATAGCCTTATCAAAGTAAGCTACAGCCCGATGACAGTCAATTCCGCACAGCTCTATTGGCGGTATGACATTATTGGTAGCCTGACAATATTATCGAGTCAGTCGGTCATTGAATATGACGGCATATATTTTTGGTGCGGGATAGATAGATTCATGCTGTACAACGGCGTTATAAAAGAATTGCCGAACAACATGAACACAAATTGGTTTTATGACAATCTGAACTTCTCACAAAGACAGAAAGTATGGGCAACCAAAGTTCCAAAGTATGGCGAGATATGGTGGTTCTACCCAAGAGGGAGTGCAACAGAATGCACCGATGCAATAATCTACAATACGAGAGAGCAGACTTGGTATGACGCAGGATCGTCGCCGGGGGCGCAACGGTCTGCTGGTTACTATGCTCAGGGATTTAGATACCCAGTAAATGCAGGGACAGAATTATCCGAAGAGACAGTCCTTTTAACAGCTAATGTTGGGACGACTAACAGCAGCAGCATAATAACGGCTTCCCCAGATATGAATATTGCGATAGGGTTGCTTGTTGCTGGAACTGGGATACAGGTTGGTTCGTTGGTTACAGCTATCGGATCTACCATATCAGGGTACGAAGTATTCCTTGACAAGATATGTACAGCGACAGCGACAGTAAGCGCAACATTCTCAACAATATCTGGCCTCATTAGTTTGTGGCAGCATGAATTCGGGTCGAACGAAATAAAAGGTCAGAACATATCCGCCATCAAGAGCATGTTCGAAACAAATGACCTCGGAATAGTTACTGGAGGACCTTCTGAATCGTCGATGGTTGGTGATAATCATTGGATAAGAATAGACAGAGTCGAGCCAGACTTTGTGCAGGTTGGGGAGATGGAGCTGTACATAACTGGACGGCCATACGCACAACAGGACGATGTAACGTCTGGGCCGTACACGTTTGATGCTACAACTGGTAAAATTGATTTAAAACAACAACGCAGAGAACTTAGATTAAGATTTGTTAGTAATGTGCAAAGCGGAGATTATCAAACTGGTAATATAATCTTGAACGCAGAATTTGGAGACGTGAGAGGTCATAGCTAATGCAAGTTTATGACCCTAGACATCACACCTTTGAATCATGGGCATCATTGATGTGCGAAGCAAACGCGAATCATGGCTTAATATCTGATGCGGTTGAAGATAATTGGTTAGACTGGGCAGAGCAATTCATAAATGTTACTGATATAGCAAAAGATGGTGCGATTTCCCCATCTATATTCATAACATGGGATGGATGGGCAACTGCATTGCTTAACGTGGCACAATAAGGAAATAGAATATGCCAGCAGCTTATGATCCGAACACCAGCTACGTGCTCGACCCAGAGTATGCCGCAGGTCGGAAGCCTTTCGATGAGGTGCAGCAGTATTTAGCTGAAAACCCCGGAGCTACCATTAACTCTTCCGCAGATTACTGGGCGGCTTTTGGGAGAGACAGGGAACACCCTACGTTAGGAATGACACCGGATGAGCTATACGCCAACCAGTACCCCGAGGCTGCCAAATATATTGATCGCACTGGTGACTCCAGATATTATCAGCCGGGAGAAGCTGAGTTTAGAATGCCGGATTATGATTGGGTTAAGACGCAAACTCCAGAACAATTGATGGCGGGAGGGTATTCTGTCTCCCCCTCGCAGTGGGGGAATCATGCCGAACTCAGCCCTATTCAGCAAGTTGAGTACCTACAAACACTGCAAGGCACTGATGGGTTCGACCCTAGATACCCCGGTCAATTTGTTCCAATAGGCAGCGAAGCGAATAGAAAGCACCCCCCTCCTCATTGGCTTGTTCAGCTAGGTAAAGCGGCGTTGCAATCAGCGGTCATAAGTGGGTTTACTGGGGTTGGTTTGGATTTACTGGGAGGGGTTGGAGCTCCTGTCCCTGATATATCTGGCGTCCCTAATATTCCCGGACTTGGCGGAACTGGAGGGTTAGAATCTGGATTATTCCCATCGACAACGATTCCACCCACTGGATTAGAATCGGGGCTGTTCCCCTATACCACTCCCGGCGCAGGGCTAGGAACTGTGCCAGCATGGGGAGTTGGTGGTTCAACTATACCCGGATTAGGCGGTTCTAATTTGGGCAGCAATCTAGGCAGTTCATTGCTGCCCAATGTAAACGATGCATATAGCCTATATAAAAAAGGGAAAACAGGGCTAGGCATTGTCAATCAGTTGACTGGCGGCAGTTTGCTAGGCGGCGGAAATCAAAATACGGGCGGCAATCTTGGTGGTGGCACGCAGAAACAGCAATCGTCACAGCCCGACTGGGCAAAGCTGTTCAGCGCGGCAGCATTTGCTACGCCACTACCCAAACAGGAGTTCATCACAGATGAAGTGTCTACGGTTAAGGCTCCTGAGCAAGTATCCGAAATGTGGCAAGGGCTGACCCCCGAGCAAACGAATATCATCGGCATGAAGGCGGGTGGATCAGTTAAAATGGTGCCGGGTCCAGAAAACAGGGACTATGCGCGACATGCAAAACGCGGGTTTCACGTAAAAGGCATTGGCACTGGTCAATCGGATGAAATACCGACAATGCTCGCCAAAGATGAATACGTCATCGACTCGGACACGGTATCAGCTTTGGGCGATGGGTCGAGCGAGGCTGGTGCGGCAGTGCTGGACAAAATGAGGGAAGAAATTAGGAAGCACAAACGATCTGCGCCGATTGATAAAATACCGCCGCAAGCCAAGTCACCGTTGGAATATATGAGGAGAAAAGCATGAGCTTTACACAGGGTGGAGCATTACCGGACATCACGAGCACACTTAGCAAGACGACTACCACACCAAGTTGGTACACGGATTATTTGAGTGGCCTAGCGAACAAGGGCGCGGCGGCACTGAACGCATCAGGCGCGGCGGGTGCTTCCCCATTGCAGCAAGCGGCCTACGGTAGCGCACAGAGCACAATTAACGCGGGTGTGCCTGCACTACAACGTGCTGGACAAGAGCTGTCCGATGTGTCGGGGGCGTACACCCCAGAAATGGCGCAAGGCTACATGAACCCGTATATCAGTGATGTGGTCGATGAAGTTGGAAGGCTTGGCGTTAAGAATTTCAACGATGTGCTTGCACCCGGTGCAACCGCTGCTGCTGCTGGCTCAGGTCAGTTCGGCTCAAGACGCGGAATGGAAGTTTATGGGAAGACCGCTAACGATGCAGCGAGCAATATACTCGGTCAGCAAAGCGGCGCACTTCAGGCGGGGTACAAGAACGCTATGGACGCGGCACAGGCCGATAAACGGATTGGACTGGACACAGCGACGGGGTTCACTAATCTAGGGCAGCAAGCCTACGCGCAAGGCGTTGGAGGACTTGACGTGCTATCTAAACTGGGCAGCCAGCAGCAAGCCACTGAACAAGCACGACTCAATCAGCCGATGGCTTCGTTGAAGGATTACGCGGCGCTGTTCGCTGGAAACATCATTCCATCAAGCACAGTACAAACAACCGTTGGACCGGGACAGCAAGGGCAATATCAGAAGTCAGCGGCTGAACTTGCCTCGCTCTACGGCACGACATTAGGCGGCTTGTTTGTTCCGGGCAGGGACAAAGACGGAAACCCAACCGACTCGATAGCGGTGTCATTATATAAGACGTATGGCAAGGATGCTTACGAGAAATACTTTGGAAAGGGTGCTGACCCGTTTACTGAACAGGGTGGGGTTGGCATACCGGGACTAGAAGACCCCGGAACATTAATCCCATCTTTGCCGGGTGATTTTGTAATAGACCCTGAAATAACAATCCCTGATGGATTCACAAATCCTGATTTTTGGTTGGGAGCATAATATGAACATGCCAATCGAAGTAATGCGTAATCAAGTTAGAAAATATGCCGATGGGGGCGTTGTAACAGAGACTCCAGAAGAGCGGTCTATGCGGATAAACTCTAGCTTTGATGACCTGTCTAATAGGCTAACAAGAGAGATGGGGCAGGAAAATGAAACGCCAGAAGAACGGACAAGGCGCGTAAATGAAGGGTTCCCAAAGTTAGTGCAGAGACTTAATGGTAGCTCATTGCCCAGTGATAACGAGACACCTGTAGAAAAACCAGATTGGGAAGCAAGTGTGCAAAAGGTTCTGACTGACGCTATTGTCGGTGCTGAAAAAGAGTCAGAGGTAGCGCAACGAGTTGTCAGTGCGTCTATGTTAGAGGCGGCACATCTCAAGACAGAAGCAGCAAATAGAGCAGTTGTTGAGGCGCAATTATTGGCCGACCAAGCGAATGAAAAACTTGCCCAACTAAAACAAGCAAAAGCGGAAAGGTTTAACGCGGCACATCTCAAGACAGAATCTGCTAATAAAGCTGTTACCGACGCGCAGTTATTGGCTGATCAAGCTAATGAAAAATTCGCCCAATTAAAGCAAGCAAAAGCAGATAAAACTGTCAACAGTAACAAAACAGACGTTGAAATGTACAACAGCAACGGATCAGACATCAATGAGTTTGAGGGCGATCCAGCGGCTGAAGCGGTGCATAATAAATTCTTGGCTGGTCAAGCAGAAGATGAAAGACTATCCGCCATCCGGCAAGCTGAAGACGCAAAAATGATAGAAGGGCTAAATGCCAAGTCGGAAGCATCAATGCAGAAGGCGGCAGAATACGCGGAAAGCCTACGGGGTGGCAATCCTGCACAACCCCAGCGAGAGGCTATTCCAGCATTGGGTCAACAAGCAGCGCCAGTGCAACCAACAATGCCACCCAACTCGGAAATGACCCCACCGCAACCCATGCCAGCAGCGCAACCGCAGGAGGTTGTTGCTCCAGCGTTAGGACAGCAGGCGGCGGCACAGTCCGCTGCACAACCTTCGTCTGGCGCACCAGCCCGCGCACCGACTCCGCAACCCGCGCCGATGACCGGGATGCAGAGCATAATGAAGAACTACACTGATAAACGGAACGCGCTAAACGCACAACAGCAAAAGATACTCGATGACCTTCAATTAAGGATAGATCAACCCTCAAACAGTTGGTTTGCTTTAGCGAAGGGGTTCGGTGCACCAACCCAGACAGGGAGCTTCCATGAGGCTTTCGGCAAAGCAATTGGGTCATATTCAGATAACCAAACCAAGACAACCGAACAGCTCCAAGCACTCGCTAAGATGCGAATGGAGTTAGCTCAGGCTCAAATGAAGCAAACCGGGACAGATGCTTCAATGAGTTTGATGGATGAATATTCAAGACCGCAAGGTGGTCAGGCTGGTGAAGTTGGTGGTGGCTTGGGTGGCGGGAACAGGTTGCCATTTACCAGCAATCAACTTGTTAGATTCATGCAACTTGACCCTAAGCTCGGTGAAGATATGGTGAAGGTTGTGAATGCGGAAACAGGGCAACGAACTGCCGATGCACCTTACCACAACCAGAAGCCTGAATACTATCCAACGTCGAGAGGGATGACGCTGATGTTGCCGATACATTATGAAAAGTATGTCGGGATGACTGGCAGCGGTGATGTCGCTGGCGCGGAAAAGTATTTGGAAAGCGTAACGCCGAAGCTGGCGACTGGCGCAAGTATGCCTACCGTGTCTGGGCAAGATGCGGCGATGCTTTCTGGACTGACACCGCAGCAAAGAATAGCCTATCTTGAGCAACATGCCACTAATCAAGCGCGTGACCAAGCCAGCCAAATCCAGCTTGGTATAGCCCAACAGAATGCAGAGACAGCGAAATTGGCCAGAGAAGAGAGTGTGCGGCGTAGTCAAGAAATGATGTCTCCACAGGAAAAATTGGATTATCAACATGTCGTGCTTCCTGCTATTGAACAAGCGACCAATGCTTCAAAGTTCATAGGGCAATTGAATCAACTACGCTCGATTTCAAGCAGAGCACCAAGTGGAATCATTGAATCAGGCGTTGCATCTACAGCGGGAAAATTAACGGGTAGTGATGCAAACACGGCTCAACGAGAATTATCAGCATTGTCTGCTGGCATGATATCTATGGCTCCACGTGCACCCGGCGCAGTTTCTGACTTCGAAACGAGGAAAATATTAGACAGTCTTGGGAAACTTACCGATTCAACGTTGACGGCAAAAGCGCGAGCAACCATTATTGATGAAATTGAAAAAACATCTATCCGTCAGTTGGAAAGGTCGAGGCATGTGGTAGATTACTTTGAAGCGCACAAAAAGGTTCCGCCTATTGAAACAGTTGGCAAGTCACCCGACAGTGGTTCAAAAACAGTCGTTAAGAGATTCAACGTCATCGAAGGACAGAACAAAGGGAAAGTGCTATATCAATACAGCGATGGCTCAAAGGAGTATAAATAATGGAAACTGAAGTCTTGCAAGAGATACCGCTTGGTGCTGACGACGTTCTACAAGAAATTGTTGTAAACGCTGAAAAGCCAAAAGAGACTGCCGCGCCTGAACCAAGTACGGGCGATGTGATCTCTGCTTCTGCTTTGGCTGCACTCACTGGCCTTGCGTCACCGTTCGCTGGTGCTGCACAATACTTTGGCTATAACGCGCCAGCGGATAAGTTAAAAGACATCACGAAGTATGCTGAAGAGGTTGGTGGTGGCTGGGCGACGGGTGCAAATGTCATCGGACAGGTCGCAAGCCCCCTACCTTGGAAGGTTGGTAATTTGGCAGCGAAAGGGATAGAGGCCATACCTAAAGTAGGCAGTTCGGTGGCGGCTAGAATGGCTGGTCAGGGCGCGGCGGGTGCGGCATTTTCACCGACAGATACTAATAATACCGAAGGCTATACGCAATTTCTAAAGGACAAGGTAATACAAACTGGAGAAGGTGCTGGTCTGGGCGCGGTGCTTGGAAAGGCTGGACAAGCAGTAATTAATCCAAAAGTTTCAGAACAAGTGAAAATGCTTAAAGATGCTGGCATGAAATACTTTACACCAGGACAGCTTGCAAGCCAACTCCCCTTTGTAGGCAAAGGGATACAAAATGCCGAGAAAGCAATAACCAGCCTACCAATAGCTGGATCGATTGTGTCTCATGGATTGGACGTGGCTAATCAGGATTTTAATAGAGCAATTGGTAATAAAGTTTTAGGGAATATAGGACAGAAAGTGCCCGAGGATATTAACGCGGGAAATGATTTGCTCGACTACGTTCATGGGCAAATCGGTAAAGCATACGACGATGTTGTTCCATATATCAACTTGTCTAATACTGCTAATCCGGCAACAGGTCAAACAGCGAGGCAGTCAATTCTGCGGGAAGTTGGGCGTGTCACGGCTGACCCAATAGAAGCAAACAAAAAATTAATCGCTAACGAAGTTAAAGGTACATTCTTAAATTCATTAACAAAGAATGGATTCATGACAGGAGAAGAATATAGAAGCGCAGAAAAAAGTCTTGGCGCTAAAGCTCGTACCTATATGATGAATCCACAGACAAAAGAAGTTGGTTATGCATTACAAGACATACTTTCCCATGTTAGAGGGCTAATGATAGATCAAAACCCAGTGGTGGGCAAAGAATTAATGGCTGCTCATAAAGCATTCAAGGCATATATCCCAATGGAGAAAGCTGCGGCCATGAGGGGTGCGAATGAAGGTGTATTTAGCCCCGGCCAGTTCGCGAATCAAACAGAAAAAGCATCAGGGATAAGAGGAACGGCAACTGGTAGAGGGAAATATATACCAACATCACAAGCAGCAGAATCAGTGCTTGGCAAGGCTGTTCCAGATAGCGGAACGGCTGGCAGGATGATGACTTCCAAAATGCTAGTTGGAGGGGCTGCTGAAGGGGCTGGACATTTGGCAACAGGTTTAATGCCACTCACGGCAATTGGTGCTTTATACAATAAACCAATGATGGGTCTAACTACTAAATTAGCCACAGAGAGGCCATCTTGGATGCAGGAAGTTGAGCCATATGTGTCTAGCGGAATAGCACGGGCAGCGGGACAAGCCTTGGGGCAGGAAGATCAATGAGCATCGACTATTCTAAACTCACCCCCACGCAACTCGAAATAGCATGGCGAATTCATGGTGCTGCCGTAAAACACGGCGTTTCGCCTGATTTGGCGCTGGCGCAAGGGATGGCAGAAAGCCGTCTTTTTGATGCTGGGGTTAACGCGAAAAAGGCGACAGGGGTGATGCAGGTCAAGCAGGATGCTGCCGATGCAGTATTCAAGAAGCTAGGAATTCGACTCGACCCCAAAAATCCGGAAGAGAATATCGAACTTGGAGTGCTGTATATGAAAGTGCTTGGTGATAGGTTTGGGGACGATCCTGAAGGTATCGCACGTGCGTATAATGCGGGACCAACCGCGTATGCCAATGATCGGGCGTACTCTAAAGAAACTAACGATTACGTGAACAGGGTCAGAAATTATGGCGGTTTTGCTACCACCGCCACGCCACCACCAACAGCACTTAATGCCCTTGTTCCAAACGGTACGCATCTTGGATACGGCGATCAATCTGCGTATGTGTCTCCATTGGAAGAAATGTCGCAGAGTCTCAAATAAGCGGAATGGGGTAACCTTCCCTGTGAGCGTTTTCAGGCAATAGCACATCGCCATGCCCACCTATCCTGAGGCGTAGTCGCACTACTGACTCTCCGTTGATATTATTGTCCACTCTGAACTCTGGTCGCTTCCGCCAGACGACGAATGCTTTTTCCTTCCAAAAGGAGAGTATTTCGTCACACATTTTGCTTGTCAATCTTTCGTGACACCCCTCATTGTTAGGCGTTTCGAGAACAAAAGACACCGCGACGATCTCTACAATCGCCCCATCGCTTGTTAAAAAGCGATCCATGCACTGGTATGATTGAACGGGGTACACATCGTAAAATTCGCCAATGCGCCGCTCTATTAGCTGCACAAATTCATTGTCTCGTGTGTCGTCTTCATTTACGGTATCAATCGTTTCGATGATGAGTCTCATAATTTCGCCTATCTCTCAAGATTTTAAACAATAACACGCCACGCCCGCTGCAAACTCTTCTTCGCTGAACGTGTCATCGCATATGCAGCCCGGTGAGCACGCTTTATAGACAGTCGATTTGATCAGTAGTCCGTGCTTAGCCCCTATGATAGCAATTTCTTCGGACGACACATCCGCCTGCTTGGATAGCGGCAAAATTTTATCAACAAAAGAGCGTAGCACCGCCAGCTCCGCTTCTACCGCGTCCAAATATTCAACGACCAATCTATACCCCTCTTTTCGCCTGACCACGTCAGCGGCTGCTTTCCTGTCTCCTAATAACGTTCCGTCACTCATAGCTCCGTCTCCCTCTCAACGATGTCACCAAGTAAAGTCCAGCGGCTATATATCACCCGTTCCCTAAACTGTTCTTTTGTTTCCTCATCACGGGATGAAACGGCTATTACTCGGCGAGCCTCTGCCGTTTTAACCATAGCCATATACCGCTTTTCGGTCTTGGGCTTTACGCGGTATTCATGTTGAGGACACCAGTGAGGCTCCGTGCCATCGGCTATATCTACCCAATTCCCTGCTGGTGGATACTTTATCTGCCACACCTCATTCGTACCCGCCTCTCTCTGTGCCAGCCAGAGTTTGCGTTCTGCTATGTGTGGGATTGTTGGCTTGGGCGTTTCTTCTATGCCTTTGCACTTGTATAGCCAGCGTGCAGGAGCATCCTTATATTGAGGCTCTCTATCTTCTGCAATGGATAAGGCAAATTCCATCCCGTTGTACATACCATGCATGTACGGGTCGAAGTTCCAGTTACCATGTTTCCCCTCTATGTTTAGTGCTTCGCGGATTCTGTTCTGAATTCCTCCGAGATCAGGGAACGGTGGCTTGGGTGTTTCAACAACTTCTCGGTAGTTTTCTTTATCAAAACAAAAAACCAATTGCTCCTCCATTCTCCAGTTTCCGAGTTTGTCTCGCCACGCGTACTTCACCCCCGCCGCTTGCTTCTCGCGGCATTTCTCACGCCATGCTTCTGGATCGGAGCAGGCTTTTTCTTGCAGGTCGTTGTAGGATTTCAAGAAGTCAACAAGAATATATTCTTTTCCCAGTAAACCAAAATAATCAATTTTACGCGCTGCTTTTATCACATTTTCTAAATTTATCATTTTCGTTCTCCCCTCTGCTATTTAAAAGCTCGTGTGCAAGTAGCCTCATTCTTTCTCTTTCGTACATTATTGCGCAGCTCTTCTGTATAGATCATACCGTTCCCCTTTGTTTGATGTAATTATCCACACATACGTATCTATACTCACGTTCTACTGCGAGTTGACGATCTTTAATCACCATATCTATCTCATATTTGTCACGCACACTCGCAGCAACGGCCAAGCAAATACCGGAGATGAAGAAACCTATGCTAGCGATGTATTCACTATTAAACAGCAGTGCGCCAGCAGCCACGAGTAGTGCTGTGTATAATAATTTCATTTCATTCTCCTTTAGTTAAACTGCGTATGGGTTGCCTTGCATATCGTTGCTTTCGTCTGAATCTGAATCTGGGTCATATGGTTGTGAGTTTATTTCAATCCATCCGGTGTCTGACAGGAACCGTATAGCCTGTGTGGTCGAGTCCACGTAGTCATCACGAGTGCTATCTGGAAAGCTGCAAAGCTGGCTCAACATACCTTCTGCCCAACCTCTCACATACCCGCGCTTGGTTTTGTTCTCAGGAAGCCATACCCGGCCAGACGTGAATACAGACGCTGTTATTTGAAGCCTTTGCATTTTATCTGCCCTGCCCGGATTCCATGCCCTGACTGGCAGGTAGGCTTTCTGGAGTTCTTGAATCAAGCTAATTCCAGCAGCTTTGTCTTCCACCAGTATCATATCAGGCCGTCTTGCATCAACGCCTTCGCCGTACACTACTCCAAATTCTTCAATCACTTTCGGCTTGAGGCTTGGGAAGGTTAGGTGCTCTTCCCAACAATCGATAAGCAGAATCGACATCGGACCATCAAGCGGCTTGAAAACCCCCCATGTGGTCATGGCCGTAGGGTCATTCCACAGTTTGTCAGTAAATGCGCAGTCATAACTCTGCACAATGTATTCAAACTTCGGAAACGCTTTCGAATGCGGCCACAGCTTGAACATCGACCTGCTAACTACTTTGCCGACCTCAAGATCAATAACCTGCCCCAATACCTCTTGGTCGTACAGCTTGCTGCCCTTGTACCTCTCTAGCTGCTTGGAAAATGTGCTGGAGAGATTCTTGATGTTTGCGTATGTGGTGGCACGGTCTATGATTACATCATCACCCTCACGATCTATGAGTTCGAGAATCAACTCCTTGTTACGCGGCGTGGTTGTCACAATGACACGCGGACTGTCACCCAAGCGCAAGCCCATGTTCATCATGTCCCATGCCTGACCTTCTCCGAGATAGTTGAATGCTGCTAATTCGTCGCACCACGCGGCGTGAAACTGTGGACCGCGCAAGCGTTCATAAGAGTCAGCGGATATGCCGCGAATTGAACCACCGTTGGTTAGGATGATCTGATGCTCGGATTTATTGTAGGACTGGATCAATTTGCTGGGAATCACGCTTAGCAAGCCCGACTGACCCTCAAAACAAGTGTGCTTCAAGTCGTTACTGGTGGGTGCCAGAACCAAGCTCCTGAATCGATACGTCCACGCCCACCACCAAAGACCCTCGGCAGCGGCAGCGGTCTTCCCGGCTCCACGGCCAGCAAGCAAGAGCCATACGTACCAATCCATCTCCATAGGCGGCGGCACTTGATACGGGTGTGCTTTGCTAAGCCATTCAGCATGCGCCACATACGCTATTCTGTCAGCACTCGGAAGTGCCTTCCAGTTAACGCTTGATAGTATGTCAACATCCATTGTGCGGTCTCATGGCAGGGTGTGGAAGAATAAATACCACGCTCCCACTGTTACCGACACCGCTAACAAGCCGACTTTTATATATTTCCAGCCACTTATGAACATGGTTCTTCCTTTCTAAAAGTGTTGCCGCTACGTTCACCAACACAGCTGCACCCTGAACCTGTCCGCGCCCACAGGGAAAGCGATTTACCCTTTAATCGCAGATCGCAGGAACAGGGTGCAGCTGTGTTGGTGCTTGTCTTTCCAAGCTGTCATCGCTTTCCAGTTTTCGTTCCCTCATTGCGATTGTTGAGGGCAGAGGTTGGGCGGCTTGGCAGTTTATTTACGCCGTGAACCATACCGCCGCGTGCTACGCTGATAAGACTGGGTTCAACATCAGCGCACCCCGTTATGAAAAATCACGACAACCCTTGCGGGATAGTTTGGTACATCGTCCGAAACTTTTCATCGCTGTAAAACCTGATTTCGTGATCCTCGCCTTCTATCACCCAACTGCCAGGCCACATCGTATGCACGACGAATCCGTCTTTTCGTACCGATAGGAACTTGTCTCGATATAGACTGCCGACCATGCCGTGCTTACCTAAAAAATCTACGATTTCCTGAGTATTATCACCCGTCCACTGGTAACACTCGGCGTCCCTTACAATTCGTCTATGTGTTGGTTTCATCTGCCGCCTCCTTCTTAAGTTTCTGCTTCTCCCGCCACCGCTTATTGCCAGCCGCGTTAATCGCCCTTACCTTCTCCGCATTGTTGGCGCGCCATGTTGCGTTGAGCAATTGCTGTTTCACGACGGACTGCGCCTTCACCTCCTCCCAACAGGCCAAGCAGCGGAACGAATGCAGCCCGTTGAACTGGTCGGTTGCCTTCGCCACACCGCACATCTTGCAGGTGCGGTCAACAGCAACCTTCGGCGGACGGCCTATCTTCGCGTGAGTCGGAACGTAGCGGCTTGGTTGCACCTGTTTGCACTGCCTGCCGCTGGGCGTTGGCTGTCCTTCCGCGTGGGTTTCACCACACACTACGCACACACGGGGGCATTGCTCCCATGTCCTGCGGTGCGGTTTAACGACTAACGGTTGCATAATTGCGAAGCGGCGACAATTTTGCGTTCTATTTCGCTCAGTTGCTGATTCACTTTTGATTGCAACTGCGCAGCCTCTTCCCGCAATTCTGCAATCTGTAATATTGTCCGCGTGGCATCAGGCATAAGCTCTACCCCAGGAAGATCAATTTCGTGTGAATCAAGCCAGAGCCGTTCTGGTGAATTGTCGTGCTTGAACGAGTAGACTTCGATGCGTCCTGATTTTTCCCATGTGTACTGCTCTTGGTATATGTGAATTGTGATTTTCATTTATTTTTCCTCTTTGTCTAAAATATTTCTAAAAACCGCTTCCAGCATAGCTTTCCAATCCGTCTTACGAGCTGCGCCGTACCAACCCGCTACCTGAATTAGACCATCCGCCGTCATACTTTCCAATTCCCGTGCATGCTTGCCGTGGACCAAAACGAGCCAATCACCCCCCTGCCCTAAGATCCAAACATTCGCGCCAGCCATCGCACGCCCGTATATCCATGCCACCTGCTCAGGGCGCAGGCCGTAATCGCCCTTAAAAATAGTGGTACTCTCCCTAACTGGCATTAAAAGCCTGCATTTCAGCTCAACGAACGCGCAATGTCCGCTAACTCGCGAATGCAACACGACATCGGGCACACCTTCGCCGACCAGATTCTCAATTCTCTGCGCAAAACAAAATGGCGCAATGCCCGGTTGCATCCTTTTCCACAATCTCGTTTCAGGCTTCATAGCGCGTCTATCAATCGTTGTAATTGAGCATCGTCAACGGCGGTCGCTGCTTTGCGTAGGCATATTGCCAGACTTTCCTCACGATTATGCACAAAGCGCGTTATCACAAGGCTGTTTATGCGTAGCTCGTACACGTGCGGTCCGGAATGCTTAGCATTTGGCGCGACATTCACTATCGAAATCATAGGCCGTCCACCAAATCATCAAACCGCTCACCCTTCATGTTGCGATCCCACAAGGCTTTGAACTGGCGAGGGTTCAATATGCGCACTTTTTCATAGCGTTCCGTTGCGCGTATCGCGCGATCAAGCTCTACCCCTATCGCTGCGGGGTGCGGGCGTGGGACTGTTTCATCCCCGCGCCGCCACGCGTTGAACTGTTTTAAGAATGCAATTGTTGCTTTCATCACTGCCCCGTCATTATTGTCGTTGCTGTTGGTTGTTTGGTGACCGCTTACGGCGGTCAGTCGGGCGATTAAAACGGTATATCTTTTTCCATTCCATCGGTGGTGCGCACTTGCTCCTTGACCTCACCGCTAGACACCGCATCGCGGAAGGCTTTCGCCGCTTGATATAGCTCTGCGCTTTCAACCGCGCCGAGTGTCTCGACTTTAAGGCCGAACCAGCTGCCCTTGTCGTTGCTCTCCGATACTGTTGTGATGCGGTACTGGTGACTGAACATCGCCGGGGTGAAGTGTGTACCGTCAGCGCGTTGCATCTTGATGCCGTTCATCTTGCTCATCCACTGGCGCGACTTCTTGATCTGTGAACTGGCGAGACTGATTACAGCAGGTTGATATCCGCCTTTGCCGTCCAGCACCAGCACATAATGGGTGCGGGTGTCGGATAGCAGGTTGCCTTCGCTATCTATCAACCGCCCATCGTTATCCACCACACCCGCCGCCACTTGCGGGTCGGATGGAGTCAATTCCCCCTTGAACCCGCCGCCGCTGTCACGCGGTGCCCATTTGATAAAACTGCGCTTGAAGTAGCAGGGGATGACGATCGCACCTGTCGTGCCGTCAATTATTTCCTGTGAAACGGAGTTGTATAACATGCCCTCCTCCGCGCCCTTGATATACGCTCCGTCTGACTTCTTGCATTGCGGTGACATGCTTTGCAAGACGGACAGAAAGGGAATGGCATACGCGCTTGAATCTGCTTGCTCGAATCCCGCGCCTGCGTCGTCCTCGAACTGAGGTGCCATTACTGCGACTTTTGTTTCCTGTGCTTCTACGATGCCTTTACTCATTTTGATTCCTTTCTAAGGTTTGCCGGACTTGTTTAAACCGCCGTCCGACTCAAGCGGGTGTTATTTGATTACCGCCTTCGTTACAACTCCTGCGCCGAACAACTCCATCGGGAATTCAGCACCCTTCGCGAGGCGTTCACGGATGAGTGCTTTAAGCGTTTGGTTGTGCACGGTAGCGGCGAATGCTGCATTGTTCCAGCCGTTAACATGACACTCAGCGAGCAGGGCGGTGGCTTGCTCCTCTTCGTCTCTGCCGAATGAGACCGTGACCTCGCTTTTGATAACGTCACCCAACCCATGATTTCGAAGCCATAGCAGCGCAGCGTCGCAGGCAGTGCCCTTCGGCATGGTCGCGTAAACATCATCTTTGATGCTGATCTTCTCGCCGGAGGGTAGTTTGATTTCGGCCACTCCTGCCTGCTGCATAGCAAGCGGCAAGTCTACCTCTTGCGTTTGCCTGAGCGCGGCCTTAGCTAATTTCAGCAAGTCCTCTAACACGGTGAGCTCAAGCTCCTGTGCTCGTTGTCGGCGGGCGAGTGCGCTTATTTCAGCGATGTCAGCGTTGCTTGGTATATGTTCCACGGTATTTCCTTTCTAAAGTTAAGTTCTTCCCGGTTATGGTTCCGGGTTGCCCAAGACTACCAGCACGCAGGCGGCATTCGGCAACAATTCCAATTCAAACTGCTCGGCCTGATACGTCGATTTGGAGAGGGATATACGCCCGGCTCTGCCTGTCCCAGCGCAGGACTTTCACCCGCCCGTGGTTCAAACTGCTTGCGATCATGCCTGCTGCCATCATGCTGGCGGGATCTCCAGCGGGCAGGATATAGTCGTCATCACTGAATCCCGCAAGTCGGTCGCGCATCATCCGCACCATAGGGACTGTGCTGATTAACGATGCACCTGCTGGCAGGAGTATTTCAAGGTCGCCGTACACAGCAGCGGGCGTTAAATTGAAGATCGGCACCAGACGCTGTGCAGTTTCATCCCATTTCGTGGGTTCGTGAGTTACAAAAACTTTTGACATTTATTCTCCTATTTCTGAATGCAAATTGTAACTTACTTTGTGGAGTTGCGCAAGCGTTATCATTCTAACCACTTTCCGCTTTCATCCCCGGTTATTAAATCAGCAACGTCTTTCTTGTTGCGCAGTGCATCGATGATCTTGCTGTCAACCGTGCCCGCCGCTTCGATGTCAATTATCAACGTCCCCGTTTTCTTGAGCATATTTTCCGCACGATCTTCACTTTGCAGCCGATGGTATAAGGAGAAGTCGTTGGAGTGATACACCATAACATCGGCTGCGTGAAGCGGTAGACCCACACCGCCCGCACCTTGTTGCCCAACAAAGTATTGTAGACGCTTTGCCTGAAAACCTTCCTTCGCTGCTTCGCGTTCATCGTTTGAAATGTCCCCCCAATATCGTGCAATCGGTTTGTTCGTGGCGGTCGTTATCGCTGCGCAAATGTCATTCAAGTCAGTTTTGAATCGCGCCCAGAATATGATGCTTGCGTCAGGGTATGCTTCGATGATTTCCAACACTGCCTGAATGCGCGGGTTATCGAGCGGCCTGTCAAATACCTTTGTGTGCTGTTCGCCGCCCGTCAGCTGCTTCGGGATGATGCCGCATATCATGCGCTGGTACAGCATGACGGCGACCATTTTGTTGATCGGCTCCGGCGTTTCGCCTTTCTTCATCGCTTGGAGGTAGTGCTTGATGAGCTTGTCCTGATGCGGTGCGAGTTCGACTTCCCAGCGTTTGTATAGCTTCTCAGGCAGGTCAGCGCACTCCTTGCGGGTCACGCGGTAGCAGCACTTGTCAACCCACTGCTTCAGCTCTTCCAAGTTCTTGTATGCAGGGGTGCCGTCGTCGTTCGTTGCCATGATCGGCGGCACAAAACGCGTGCCGGACTTGCGCATGATGCCTTGTATCATAGGATGACTTGCTGGCAAGTAGTCAGCGTATCGCGCCTTAAATGCCACGTGCGATTGCACTGGCAGAGCGTCCTCGGACAGGAACAGCAGCTGTGCGTACACATCCAAAGGCGACTGAGTCACAGGCGTGCCATTCAGTATGCGACGATACTTCGCGTGCGGTGCGAGCTTTAAAGCTGCTCTAGTTACGCCTGTTCCCATCGACTTGATGCGAGTACTTTCATCAACGACCATCATGCAAGCGGTCGCATTCAGGAATCGCCTTGCGAAATCATACCCGCGCTTCGTTCCAAGAGCTTCAACGTTCATTGAGAGGATACGCAGCTCATGACCAGCGTTGAACAGGTCTTCAAGCTCCACGCCTTTCTTTTTGGTTTGTGCCGCACTCCACGTTGCGGTTATGCGCGAGCACCAGTCTGGCAGGTGGATTTTAATCTCGTCCGCAATCCAATTTCGATGAACGCCATTCGGTGCAATTATTAGCAGTCCGTTGATGCGCCCCATTCGATGCAATTGGGCAGCGTTATCTAGCACTATCTTGCTTTTTCCAGTGCGTTGCTCAAGAAATAGCCCAACGTATTCATCCTCCCATGATTCTTTTAAAATTGAATCTTGATGCGCGAACGGGGTCGTTTTGTATTGATAATTTAGCATGATGCCGCCTTATTTTTCGTGCGCGTTGCAGCATACCTAGAATGGAATTGCTCACGTTGCTCAGTCGTGCGATTTCGAAATGTCGCGCGTTTCTTTTCACGGATAGCTGCTTTTTCTTCAGCGGTTTTATTGAGTGATGTGGCGCGCATCTTTTCGATAACTTCCGGGCGCTGCATAGCATCGTTGCGCTTCCCGAACATATGATGCATCTCGCCAGCGCGACCGAACATATGATTTTTCGCCCCGCGTTGATCAAGCTTTACGGGTTTGCCAAAGTTTGGGTGCGCTTTTCCTTTAACTCCATACATCGGGTTGTTCGCGCCTTTTAATTTTGCTGCAACCTCTGGACGTTTCATTGGGTGATTATCTCCCGAATTTTGTAGGGATGATTGTATCGCGAATGCTCGGCGTATCCATCCGTAGCTTTTATTCGCTGCGCGATCTTTATGCCTTCGCGAACTACGTAGCATAGCGTTGACTGCAAATACTAGCTTACCGTTTCCGGGGTACATTTTCACAAGCAATTGGTGCGCGACATAATGTTCTTCAGCCGTAAGATGCACCAAGTTGTGCCGATCATTGGAGCCGCCTAAACAGCGCGGTAGTGCGTGATGCCGTTCGGTGTACTCGCCCGGCTTTGCGCGGTCTCGTGCCCGCTGAATTAACCGCTCGTAGTGCAATGAGTAGTTCATGCTGTTACGCCCTCCGCGTCCTTGCAAAGCGCAAGCGCCGTCAGCTGATGGGCGAACGGTTCGGTTTTAAATTGGTAGGAGTTCATATTAAAATGCAAACTTTACGCCATGCAACTTCATCACATCAACATAGAGCGGGTGCTGGTCGGAAAATTCGCAGACATCAATCTTGCCAATGTTCTCAATAGGTGACAATTTAACGTCAATAATCAACGGGCGCGTGACGTAGCCTCGATAGCATACGTGCGCGGACAAAGTGCCAACATATAGAATCTGAAATCCAGCAACTTCGAACAGTCTCTTGACGTGACGCATGGCGGGATGGATTTTCATTTTATTTCTCCTCTTTCTGGTCGCGCACTATTGCGCGATGAAGCATTATCTTCCAATTGCAAAATAAAAGCAACAATTATTTTACACATCAATTCTTTTCCATTTTTCGATGATGCCAAACTTGATGCCGCGACAAATCTTGAGACGCACCAACAGGTGTGCTCCTTCCGGAATCGTGTTGAATAGCTCTTCGCCTATCCGTTTGTAATCGAAACGATGGATACGGGCTAACATTTCGCCAGTGTCGTCGCGCAACCTTAGATCGATGAATGTTGGCTGTCCTTTTTCGACCTTCCCTCCGCGCTTCTTGACGTTTACATCCTCATTGATGTCCCGCAAGTTCTTGTAGATGATCTCTCCGAGCAACAAGTGGCTTCCAAATTGCGAACCATCAAAGTCTTCGATGTGACTCAATTCTCCCCCCAACCCGTTGCCGCTCGGATCATCATACATTTGGCCGTACTTCGTCCTGAACGGAAACAAGTCTGAGAATATATTTTGCGCACTTGCCACATCTTCGCGCATCTTCTGCGTCAACTTTCCTGCATTGCGTGCCTCCAAAAACTTCTTCGCCTTCGCTTCTCCGAAGCCGTGAAGATTCATAAAGCCTCCGTACAACACATCACCTTTCGCCGCCCAATGCTCTTCAGACCTTTCTATGTCGAATGGAATATATTTCAACCCTTCTTTAACCATCTCGCGAAGCAATCCGACAGCACTTTCCTCGTCCTTAGCATTGCGCAAGTTGGCAGCAGCAAATTCCATCGGGTGGTGCGCCTTCAAGTAAGCCGTCCAGTAGCTGATGATGGCGTAACTATAGGTGTGAGCCTTGTTCATACACCACGTGCCCATCACCTTTATCAATTCCCAAATGTCTGCCGCTTGTGCCTTCGTAAGACCATTGCTGATAGCACCTTCTTCAAATTTCGCATAAAATGTATTGAAAAATTCCGATCCAAGCCGTTTGGCCATTGACTTGCGGATGAATGATGCGTCCTCCCAATTGAAGTTGCCGATGTAACGAACAATTGCCATCACCTGCTCTTGGTAAATCGGAAGACCATATGTCTCCGACATATATTGCGCAACAGCCGGGTGCAATTGATCATATTTCTCGCCATTGCTGCGGTTAATATACTTCTCTGTTACACCACCACCAAATGGACCGGGACGAGCCAGTGCCGTCACAGCATCGATCTGCACCATTGATGTGAAGTCTATCTGCCCTCCAACAGAACGCAATGCGCTCCCCTCAAATTGAAATATTCCGCTGTACCTTCCGCTGTTGAACACGGCATAGGCGGCAGGATCGTCGAACTTCAGATTGTACCAGTCAATCGGCACCCCGGAGTCTTCCAGCACCCCAAGAGTGCGCAGACCAAGAACGTCAATCTTTAGTAATCCAAGCTCTTCTGCCGCGCCTTTCTCGACGTGCGCGATACCGTTATCATCAACGGTGCAATAGTTGGTTATATTATCATTACACACCAACAGGCCTGCCGCATGGACACCCGTGTGTGATGCGTGCCCCTCCAGCTCGGTGGCAATCACCACTTGCGGATACATTTCGACCAGCTTACGCCCTGGATCTGTCGTCTTGAGCGTGTCTTCCAGACAACTGGTCGAGCGTGAGTCGGCAGACCCACGTTCAATCATCGCGACCTTTACAGCTGCCGTGGCAGACGGCGAAATGTTCAACTTCTTGCAAACTTGCACCAATGCGCTCTTCGGTCTGTATACACTTACCGTTCCGATGTGCGCTGTATTCTCGACGCCGTACTTTTCGGCCATATACTCAAACACAACGTGGCGCTTCTTATCGGGGAAGTCCAGGTCTATGTCCGGAAGGTCAGAGCGGTTAATGTCTATGAATCGCTCAAACATCAATTTTGGAGGAATTGGATTCACCTCTGTGATGCGCATTAGATAGCAAACCAAAGATCCGGCACTTGATCCTCTTGATGGACCGACCAGCATGCGTTGCTTGGCATAGCACACCATGTCTGCGACGATGATGAAATAAGCATCATAATCCTTGCTTCTGATCAATCCCAATTCATATAGCAATCTCTGCTCGTATTCTTCTGTCCACATTTCCTCCATCCTGCGGAACTTTATGCCCTCACGGCACAATGCCTCTACATCTCCTTCTGCGCGTATCATCGGTGCTTTTGGCAGCGCGTCGAGCGTGATGCTGTCGACGATCTGCTGCGCAACGTCCTGTCCTTCCAATTCAAGCAATATGTGTTGCGGCGAAGGCTTCCTGCCACCTCCCATGAAGTCGAATGTCTTTGAGTCCTCCGGCTTAATGTACGAGTTGTCCGACACACCGACAATTGGCAATCCAATCGACCGCTTCTTCATAGCCAGCACTCGACTGGCCGGACTGATGTCGGCGAATGCCCCGACTTCCTTCAAGAACTCTTCGTCGATGATGTCCCCTGCGAACTTGATGATGTTGTCTGACATATTCATCACATCTGCTCGGCGCAGACCAGCGATAGCTCCGCGTTTGCCGGGAAGCTGCTGCTGGTATGTCTTGCTTGACCAACGATATAGTTCCTGCAACCCTTCCATATTTTTGGCAATAAACCACATACGCGGAGACTCGTCGGAATCGTCCGTCACGACAAGTTCAACCCCCAATAGCGGCTTGATTCCTGCCTCCTTGCACTTATTAAAGAACTTGACGTGCCCCCATGTGCTCCCTTGGTCAACAATTCCTGCTGCCGTGCACCCCGTTTCCTTGAGGTGGGCAATCACCTTGTCGATGGGAGCATAAGTCTGCCCAAATGTGAATTCCGTCCTGATGCGTAGCTGGATCATACAATCCTCTCGTGAATGCAAATTTCAGCAAGTGCTCTGACATCATCCATTGCCCTGTGTGTCTGCGCTAAAGGCCGTCCGAGCTTCAATTCATACAGCTGGGCAAGTGTCAATCTCCTGCCCTTCTCGTGGAAGAACTCCTGTACGGTGCATATCGTCGTTTTAGGCCATGGGAAACCAGTCCTGCAGGCTCTGGACAACTCAAACCCTAGCAACCCTACATCAAACGGTGCATTGTGGGCTATAAGTTGATCTGCACCGCCGAATGCTTCTTCGATTTCGCCTAGCAATTCTCGGAACTTTGGCTTGTCGACCAGGTCTTCGTCTTTCAACCCTGTTATCTTGGTAATAATCGCTTCCAACGGACGCTCAGGATTCATCAACCATGAGTGTTCGGCGACGATCTTACCACCCTCGATTCTGGCAACGGCAAGCTCGATGATGCATGGCTGTTTGTCCAGATCTGCGCAGTCCGGGAGCGGCAAGCCCGTTGTTTCACAATCCAGTATAATGGAAATGGTCATGTCGTTCTCCTTTTGTATTTCTTGACTCTGTTGTGAACATTCTTGGCTTGAGCTTCTGCTCTTCTTTTACAGAAATCTTTTCTTTGCTCAACAGTCATCGAGTCCCACTTTTTCTTTGATCCTTTCGTTGCCGCTTTCTGTCCAATGTCGACAAGCTCTTTTGCCCTAGGGTGGCGCTCCATGAAATCTTTTCGGTTTTGTTTTCTGTCACCGACATAAAGGTGGTCAGGATTCACACATCGGCGATTATCACACCTGTGTAAGACACAATCAGTTTCTTTCTCCAACCCCTTGTGAAATATCCATGATGCTCTGTGAGCACTGAGTTGCTTCCCTCCAAAGACAATTCCTCCATAACCATTTGTCGGGTGCACCTTGTCCCATTCCCAGCAACCAGTGTCTTTGTTGATTGTGAAACTTGCACTGAATCTTTCCTCAAAAGACAATTGCTGCCACGCTTTCCCTTTGACGGGAGGAGGTCTGTGGGAACTCATTTATTTTTACCTTGTAATTTTGTTAGCATTTGCATAACGGACAATTGATCTTCCTCAGACAACGAATGGTACAGCGACAAGAATTGGAATGCGTGCGCAATCTCTTGGAAGAATTTCACCTTCTGTTGATTAACTCCCGACTGAGGAATATTCAACGGTCAACTCCTCAAGCATCGCCGCGTACACACAGGCGTCGTGTGCGCTGTCCAGGTGTCCGCCATTTTCGAACTGGGCTGCATAGCGCGTGACCTTGCCCATTATTTGAACCAGCAAACCTATTCGATTCCAGTCGTCCGCAGTTTTAACGACCAACCCGTTTGGGAAAGCAGCTGCCATCGCTCCACCAAAGTTTTTATAAGTGTCTCCATAAATCTTGTTGCGCTCTTCGTATGTCTTTGCAGCCTCTGTGAGTATTGTAGGCACTGATTTTTTCATGATGTCCTCTATAATGCATAAATTGTAGGCAAATTGCGCCACGCACCCTCAATGTCCATCCCGTAGCCAAATACAAAACGGTCTGGCAAGGTAAGTCCGACAAAATCGGCGCGTATCGGCTTGGTCTTGCCATTGTCCTTGTCGGCGAAAACGGCACTATAAAACTTTGTCACCCCAAGCTCTTCCATGCGCTGCTTGATAGCGTATAATGTTTCCCCTTCGTCCAAAATGTCGTCCAGCACCAGCACCACGCGACCTGCTGGATTTTTTGACTCGGTTCTCCAACGAACCTCTCCCCCGTGCTTGTCGTTGCCGTAGCGCGAAACGTGCAAACACCCAAATTCAAGAGGGAAATTTAGAAGTGGCAACAACTGCCCTGCAAATACCACGGCTCCGTCCATCACGGACAGCACCAATGGGTTCGTATTAGCCAGTCTGGCATTAATTTCAGCGGCCACATGCATCAATGCCGTGCGCACATCACCTTGTGAGCGAATCAATTCTGCTCCCGGAATCATAATAATTTCCCTTGTTCAATTAGCCCAAAGTGGTATTGCTTCCCGTTGTGCTCAAAAATTTCTTTGCCAGAAGCTTTCAGCCTCAACCTTAACTTGCCATGCTTGTTGAGCGGCAGACCGAGTTTATCAAAAGCCTCCTTTATGCTTCGATAAGGACATCCATCAACCGTAATTCCTGCCATTTTCCATTTTGGAATAGGCTTGGTTTTTAGGACAGGAACAGGCTTGCTCCCCTTCGCAAGCGCGAGTCGCTTCTCTCCGATTTCAGCTGTCGCAAATCTCTTTACGTTTTGCCCTGTAAGTGAATTATATTCAGCAACAATTTCTTGCATAGCTCTTTTGATCATTTTGAGTCCCCTAATAAACATTTTGATTGAAGTCTTTAAAAAATGACAGCTGCTCTTCACCAATACCGCCATTGTATTTTACCATCTCAAGAAGCATAGTTAAATCACCAACACCTTTCAAGTGTCCGTCGACGCTTTGCTGTATCATCACATTCAACCCGAAGGACTTATCAGTAAATGTGATTGATAAATTATCTTTGTTTGTGAGTTTTTTTGACGCAAAGAATCCAATCTCGAACATGGTGCCGATGTCTCTTCCATCAACAACCGCCAGCATCACATTGCAATCCATCATATGCTCTACGTTACTTTGGTATACCCTTTCAAGATGAGCTGCGCGATCCTGTGGCGCGATCTCTATTAACACCCCTTCACTTCTTGGTGAAAAGAATTTCACATCTGCTGTGCGGAGCGTGTCTTCGATGTCTTGCACGATCTTGATCTGTTCCGCGTTAAAAAACGGTGCAGCAATATACACATAAACTTGATCAAATTTCATTTATTATTTTCCTCCAAAATTGTGGACGTTTCTCCAACTCATACTGTTTATTGATGTCAACAAGCTGTTGCTCTGTAATCACACGCTTGTTGATTATGATGTGCTTCGGGCACGGACTGCCAGGATCTTTGTCCGTGTACCGAAGCTCCGCATCTTTCCCAAATACGCAATACTCCTTGCACGGCAACATATTCTCAGAGAGCGGAATATATTGCTGCACAAGAATGATTACGTCCGACCAAAAGCCGTACTGCGCCATCCAACAACTTCTTTTTTCCAGAATTGACTTCCAAAAATCAATGGAGGCGCAAAGCTGCATATCAATTTCTGTTTTGATCGACACCCCTTCGAATGCGCCACCAAGCAACATTTCCTCCAGACCGTCCTTGATGATGAATTGCTTGTGACGAACAGCTTGTGCCCGAAGAGCGAGCGACGCCTTGATTGTCACAATTAGAAAATCACCAACAATACCATTGCCAGAGCTATTTATTCTTGACATGAATTTTGTCAGTTTATAATTTGGCCGAGGAGCTTCCATAATCCAGTCTGATAAAACTTTTTCAAGAGCAGAATTATCAATGCTCAGGTATTTAAAATAATCCGATAATTTCACCAGACTTCTAATGCTAATCTTGATCGTGTATTCTGTTATCGCCCCAAGCGGCATGTGCATCCTGTAGATATCTTGCGACACTCCGGAAGCCTTCATTGCAAGCTGCTCTTCGTGAAGAGCCTTCAGGTTGCCAACAAGCGGAATTCCCCATTCAGTTGGGTCTGATACCCTGGATGTCTTTGCCCACATAACATGGTCTCTGGAGGAGGCGAACACCTCCCTCTCTGCAATTGAGCTGGTGATGTGCAGAACAGCGCACGGAATATCATTAATTGGAGCATCAATTGATAGTATTTTTGAAACTTCTTCTGAACTCTCACCGGGTCTGGAAATTTTCCAAGCCTCATTTAGAATGTCTAAAGAATCAATTTTAAGAACTGTTATTTCCATTGTGCTTTCCTTGTTAATTTAAGAAGATCAACAACAATTCCCTTTAAGAACTCATCATCCACAGACAATAAAATCTTATTAAGGTGGCTCTCCAAATTATTGGCATTGTGGGAAAACATTTTATTGCCCAATAATTCTGTCTCTTCCCAAGACTTAAATGCGACCGCAGCAACATCAGCAATTGCGACAATCGTGCCTTCGTAACCGTCCTTACTTCCCTTCCAAATAAGAAAAGTTGATTGACACAAGTCCATGCTCTTAATCAAATTGACCATCCCAGAAACTTCGATTTTTTCAAAGTTCTTCCGGGTCTCTTCATCAAAGTATTTCGTTGGCCTTGGAATATCACCTGTTATTATCTCATCAATATCATGCAACGCGGCCTTGCTCAAAAGCAATCCTAAATCAACTTTCCTTCCTATTGCTATTAATTCTTGAGCCACAAGGCAACAAAACAAGACAACGAACCCTGTGTGCTCAAGCACCGACTCTTTTTTGTTGAGGAAAGTCTGAGAATACCTCTGCATCGACGAGAGTGATGATGCCATAGAGAAGATATTAAGAACGTTCATAGACATTTGCCAATCCTCCCTGTATTAATAACTTGCGAGTTGGTTAATTTGACGGCATCTGTCAATTGCTCATTTGCGAGTTGCCTCATCAACATGCTGCGTGCGACAGACGGATTTGCCATTTTGTCTGACATCTGCACGGAATAGATCTCTTCAACAGTTAAGTTTCTTTTGAATACGAATGTTCGCATTTTTCCTCCTTGGTTCGTTTTCGATCTTTCTTGTTGCCATTTGGCAAATTCTTTTGTCTGTTGACGGGGTCGCAAACCACCATGTGCCGGAGCAGTCTGAGACCAGGTCGGCAGCCTTGCATTTCTTCAAGTAATACAGGGTGTGCATCACGTGAAATTTATCAAGTCTTGTGTATTCCATCAGCTGCGCGACGCTTCTAAAATCTTTCGCGACCTTCAGCTCATCAAAAAGCAATGCCGTGCAAGTTGGGTCTTTCATCGAACCACCTCGTACATTCCATCGATCAAATCGAACACATAATCCGGCTCAATGCCGAACTCATCAAACAACACCTCTTCCGGGTCTTCTCCTCCAAGAACACGATTCTGTGCAAGCCGCAGTCGTTGTTTGGCCTCTTGTTCCGTCAACCCGTCTCGTTCCATTAATATTTTTACAATTGGATTCATTTTATCCTCCTCTTTCTGGTTGGTCTTGCCACATCGCGGTGGCGAGTAGCGCGTTAATCAATGCTGAGTAACTTTGTTCCTGTGCGCGCAGCCATTGCGCGACGGCAGGGGTTACGCGCACTGTGATGTTGCTCTTGCGGAGGTGGGGTGGCAGACGCTTGCGCCCTGCTCCGGGTCGCGCGCCGCCTTTCATGCGCTGAGTACCGCGTAGACGAACAGGAACGCGACAATCGCGCCGAATAATATCGGCAGTACGCAGTCAAGGATGAAATGTTTCATTTTGCTTCCTTTCGTAGTTGTGCAAAAGTGGCCGCGACATCGGTGTTCATCGCGCTGGTTGGCTTGAATGTGCAGGCTTGATCGGGCAGGTATTTGCCTCGTGTGCGCAGGTACTCGATTGCTGCGGCGAGCTTTTCGGCGGGTGTGAGTGGTGGGTTCATTTTAGTGCTCCCGACACGACACGTAAGAACTCGGTTTTTTGAGCAGCAGTCGCAGCACTCGCAGCAGCCCACGCAGCACTCGCAGCAGCAGTCGCAGCACTCGCAGCAGCCCACGCAGCATCACTCGCAACCCACGCAGCAACACTCGCAGCAGCAGTCGCAACAGCAGTCGCATCACTCGCAGCATCCCACGCAGCAGCATCACTCGCAGCAACACTCGCAGCACTCGCAGCACACGCAGCATCACTCGCAGCATCCCACGCAGCATCCCACGCAGCAACACTCGCAGCAGCACACGCAGCCCTCGCAACACTCGCAGCATCCCTCGCAACAGCCCACGCAGCATCACTCGCAGCATCCCTCGCAGCTGCTCGCTCTTCATCTGTAGCTCTTCCATGCGCGAATCGTTCCGCAACATCTATTGCAGCTATACTCCTCACATCTACCATTATGTGCTGCACCTGCCGGGCGCACCATACCGCAAACAACCTCCACTCCTTGTCATATTCAGGCGCAGCGCGTGTACACCACAAAGCATAAGTGAGACCGTTTGACTCAACGATAACACTAAAGAGCAGTGGTTCATCGTCCGCCTCAGTTTTGTCGAGGTGCTTGAGCAGAATTTTCCATCCCGACTCGCATGGGCTGCATTTGCGTATGTCGTTTAGTGTTGTTGTAAGTTGGGTCATTTTGATTCTCCTCTTATCTATGAATGGCAATCCACTGCACCAGGCCGCGCAGTTTGCTATACCGGACAATATGCCATGCATGATCATCACCAGCTAACGCGCCTTGCAACCAGTGAGTGCGGCACCCTTCCGCCGTGAGTGGGCGCAGGATTGTGCGGGCGATCCGTGAGTAGGCTATTTTTGCTCTGAGTCTGCGGATTCTTGCTAGGGTTGTTGTAAGTTTCATGAATAGCACCCTGCATCTTCC